AATACTGCCCCTGATTTAATTGTTGTCGATCCACCTCGCAAAGGCTGTGATAGCAATACTCTTGAAGCGATACTTAAAATGTCACCATCTAAAATAGTGATGATTTCCTGCAATCCTGCAACAGCTGCACGTGACTGTGCGTTCTTTTGTAAAAAAGGCTATCATATATTAAGGGCAAGGGCTGTTGATATGTTCCCAAGAACGACGCACGTCGAGTGCGTGGTATTGATGTCAAGGGCGAAAGAGTAAGTGTGTGTAAAAGGCTTGAAATAAGGGGATTTGTGAATTTTACTGGTTGAAAACCGATGATCAGAAACTGTGGTATTATCGGTTCACGGGAATAAGTCAAAAGGGCAAATTTTGAACCGTACAGAGCAGATTAGATGTCAGGTGTTCGGTACAGAGCAGATTAGATGTTAGAGGTAGCGTACAGAGCAGATTAGATGTTTTTTCAAAAATCCGAGGTTGACAGAGCAGGTTGGATGTAGACGTAGTTTTACATTTTTACAACTTATCAATTATAATAGTAAAAAAGTTTGATGAAGCAGTGTTGTGACAAAAATGTGAAGTTCAATTAAATAGCTGGTAGTAGCAATAACAGGAAGTTTGCTAATTGAAAGAAGGGACTATATGGCATTAAAAATAGAAGAGATGTTGCGAAAAATAACATTGCCTAAAAGGTATTTTAATAATGATTTTATTATTTCTGACAAGTTTAGAGAAGAAACGGATGCCTTTGTATCATTTCTTCTCCAATGTAACGGCGAAGAATTTAAGAATGATGAAGAAGCAAAAATTAAACATAAAATGTCTGAGATTTGTGATGCAACAAAATTAAATATAGACTCTCTCCTTAATATATTAAAGCATTACCAAAGTGCTAATCTTAAAAATGCTCAAGAAGAATTTGATATATTGATGAGCAGAATAAAAGATGATATTTTTATCAGTTCGATTGATGACCACGTTCAAATAACTACTAATGAGCAGACTTTTTGGACAAGATTTCGCACCACTCCAGGATATCGATATTTTAGGGTTAGGCCTGTTGAATATGAATCTTACAATATTTCGCAAAATGCAGATGAACTATTCCATCTTCCGCTTTCCAAGCGGGCATATTCTAATAACGAACGATTCAGTTTAGCGGGTTTCCCAAGCCTGTATTTATCGACAATGCTTCCTTTAGCTTGGCAGGAATGCGGATATCCGCAAAAATACTATTATTCTGAATATCAGTATGAGTATAGCTATGATTCGACTTTTGAAAACCGATTGTTCGACAAGGAACTACGATTCCTCTCTTTGTATTCTCCAGACGAAATTTGCAATTGGGGGACATCCATAAAGTATAATCATTTTGACCTTTGGATAGACGTCGTTACCAAGTATTTGAAAATCTATCCTTTGATATTAGCTTGTTCATTTGTGAATCAGAGCGGTAAGGTTCCATACAAACAGGAATACATTATTCCTCAAATGCTTATGCAGTGGGTTCAGCGCAATAATTTAGTAGTACAAGGTATTTCATATTTCACTTGTATTGATACAAGTATGTGGCCAAGTCAATGGTGTGCATATAACATAGTCATTCCAGCTATTGAACCCTATGACGATAAGATGTACAGTTACATATTAAGAGATAAATTTTGCTGGACTGTGCCTAAATTTTTCACAGTTCCTATAACCGATAAAATGTATAATGAACACGATAGAGAGATTATATATAGCTTTCTCAGCGATACAAGAAGTGCTATGAGAGCATATCGGCTCCCTATGAAACTTCAAAATTTACTAAGTAAAATGATGAATGTTAGTGGCTGCTTTATGAGTTTGCTGGATAATGGAAGTTCTCAACATATGCAGTTAGCATTACATATGTTGAATTCTCTCGACAGCAATTGTAATCAGCTAAAAGCCTTTCAATTGGAGACCTATATCGATGAAGCATTACATGACAAAGAAGATCCTTTTATAATTAATGATTCGAATTTAAATGATGCCTGTAAAATATTTAGAAACCTTTATAACAGATTTATAGGAAAAGACGGAACTACCGACAGTATTGAACAACTAATTGATAAATATAAAATGCTTTGTTGGAATGACTTACATCCGCACTCTGAAATAATATTGATTTACTCTAATGGCACTGAAATTATCGAACCATTAAAGTGGTTGCGAGAAAAACACATTTTGCATTTTATTAAAAAAATAGACTCTAATGATAATACAGTCGAATATTTGAAAACAATCGCAACGGAAGCCAAGGTTTCAATTCAAGATTTTTGGGATATACCTGTAGAAAGTGATGAATGGATTAAAATGAATATTGGAGCAATAAAAACACCAATTTTTATTAAGCAAAATGATGTTAGTATCTTTTCGCCTGATGGAACAGCTTTCTATGAATTTGTACAGATAGGATTTGATAAAGACCTTTTAGCTGAGAAACTACATTTATCGTGAAGAGAATAATGAGATTTGCTTTATGTTTATACTAAAAAACAAGGCACCCTACACAAAATCACATCGTAGAGTGCCTTGTTTGTTTTTATACCTATTCATTCACGTCCACGGTCACACCGGATTTGAATTCCACCGTAAACTTACCCTCAAAAACGGTGACTTTCTCAATCAGCCGTCGGACGAGCGGCTCATCGTATTCGGTCAGGGCGGTGGGCTGTTCCCGCAGAAAAGCGCCCATGTCGGCAATGCGTTTTTTCAATTCATCCCGCCCTGCATTTTCAACTTGCACCTGTTGCTTTTGCTCACGTAGGCGGTAAATCTCATCTGCGACATCCTCATAGTCAGCTTTGGAGTTTGCCAGTTTCAGAAGTTCCATCTGAAGTTCTGCCAGCCGTTTTTCGATATCAGCAAGTGTCTGATTATTTTCATAACATAGGACAGTTTTGATGTTGCTCTGCAAGGTGGTAAGGAATTCGTCTTTGTCGCATAATGTTTGGTTGATAGCGGTGACCAGTACCCGCTCGATGGTGCTTTCCAGTACCGTGCGGGCATCGCAGAACAGTCCGGTATTTTCCAGGCGACTGACGCAGCGCCAGACCACGGACTTTTTGCCACGGTTGTTCCAGTGGACCCTGCGGAACACTTCGCCGCAGTTGCCGCAGAATATCATCTGGGAAAAGCAATGGTTACTGCTAAAAGTTCTGTTTTTACCATTCTTGCTGGTATGAACGCTTCGGCGCCGAACCAGTTCTTCCTGAACCTGCATGAAAATTTCACGCGGGATAATGGCTTCATGGCTGTTTTCCACATAGTATTGTGGTACAAGTCCGTTATTCTTGACCCGCTTTTTTGTGAGGAAGTCAACGGTGTAGGTTTTCTGCAAAAGGGCATCGCCGATGTACTTTTCATTCCGCAAAATTGTGTTGATATTGCTGGTGTGCCACTTTTCTTTACCTGCTCCGTTTTGTATACCGTCCGCTTCCAAACCGCGGGCGATTTTCAGCATACTCGCTCCCTCAAGGTATTCCCGGAAGATGCGCTTTACAATTTCGGCTTCCTCTGGCACTACCACCAAGTGTTTATTCTCATCTTTTGTGTATCCGAGAAACCATTTGCAGTTGATTTGGATTTCACCCTGTTGGTAACGATATTGCAGACCCAGCTTCACGTTCTGACTTAAGGATTGGCTTTCCTGCTGTGCAAGTGACGCCATAATTGTGAGCATGACCTCGCCCTTTGAATCCATGGAGTTGATGTTTTCTTTTTCAAAATAGACGGATATGTTTTTTTCCTTCAGCTGACGGATATATTTTAGGCAATCAAGTGTATTTCGGGCAAACCTGCTGATTGATTTTGTAATAACCATATCGACATTACCCGCCATGCATTCGTCAATCATACGGTTGAATTCATCACGCTTTTTTGTGTTAGTTCCCGATATACCATCGTCGGCATAAATTCCGGCAAGTTCCCAATCGGGACAGGCATTAATATATGCAGTATAGTGTTCAATCTGCGCTTCATAGCTGGTGGATTGCTCATCGCTGTCTGTGGAAACACGGCAGTAGGCAGCCACCCGAAGTTTTGGTTTTTCTTCATCATTACTCTTTCGGGTATGCTTCCTTGCCGGGATCACGGTTACATTCTTACTGACCTCCATTTTCATGCACCTCACTTTCTATAAGACTATAGGCGTATTCCGCCTGCTGGAACGGGTCGTCAAACCGCTTTGTCCCTTCGCTGATGCGAAAGGAAGTGGGATAGACGACCTTTATTTCTTCTTTTGGTTCTCGAATACGACCAAGCTTTTCAGCCCGCTTGATGCGTTCCTCCTGTGCGGCTTCAAAAGTGTCCGGGTCGATAATCGCTGGATAATATTCATCACCGAGATAGTGAGTATTCTGAAGATTTTTTCCGATTCCCGCATGGAAGGCTTTGATACCAGCTTTCTTTGCAGCGGTTGCTAATGAATCGCCTGTCAGATAGGACTGAAACAGGGTTTTTACTTGTTTGCTGGCTGTTTCATCAATTACCGCTTTTCCGTTTTCAATCCGGTAGCCATATGGTGTATGTCCCATTTATCTCACCAACCTTTCTTTCAGCGTAATTCCGCATTTTAATTCAAACCCAATTTCCGTTCGGGAGTAAACAATAATCCGCTCCACAAAACGCCCAAAAATATCACTGTCAAAGCCTTTCAACATTGCCGCCTTGGTAGCGTATTGCAGAATTGCACTGACTTCACTCTGGTTTTTACTGTCGCTGTTCAAAAAGCGGAGTAAGGATTCCTTCTGGCGTTGTATACGTTCTGCCTCCTGCAAAAGTTCATTATTACTCTTTTTATATACTGCCGGCTCAAGGTAGCCTTTGGTCATAAGACCGACCAGTACATTTCTCTGTTCTGCATTTTCTTCGAGTTTTTTGTCAAGTTCCCGTATGGTTGCCAGACTGTCATCTGAGTTTATTTCTCGTAAGGCTATAAGCAGTGGTCTGAGTACTGTCTGGTGTCCGAAAATGAGTTTGTTCATCATAGTGACAAAAGCATATTCAAAATCGGACTGGGGGATGTATTTCATGGAGCATTTTCCGATGTCCGATATGTGGTTGGTACAGCACCAGGCAATATTATGTCTGCCTGTGGAATGGATGCGGCGTTTGAATTTGCCGCCACACTTACCGCAAATAATTTTACCCGAAAAGGGGTATCGGTTCTGGTATTTGCCATGATGCTTTACCACACCTTTTTCTTTACCGCGCTGATTAATGATGGTCTGTGCTGCTTCAAAATCTTCATGGCTGATAATCGCATCATGATGGTTTTTCATAAGATATTGCTCTTGCTCACCATAATTATAGTGACGACTAAAATACTCATCGGTATAGGTCTTTTGAAAAATGGCATCACCGGAGTATTTTTCGTTTCCTACCATCCCACGAATAGTTGTCGCCGTCCAACGACCACCTTTCTTGGAAGGTATGTTGCATCGGTTCAACTCATCCGCAATTTTGTGGGTGCCCTTACCGGACAAAATTTCAGCGAATATAAAACGGACAATATCAGCCTGTGTTTTGTTCACGACCAACTTCCCATCATCAGTTTCATAACCGTAGGGAGGATAGGATATTTTAAAGGTGCCGTTTTGAAATCTGCGCTTTACCGACCACTTGCTGTTTTCCGAGATAGAGACCGACTCGCTTTCGGCCAGTCCACTTAGGATTGACAGCATGAGTTCACTTTCCATTGACCCGGTGTTTATGTTTTCTTTCTCAAAATAAATACATATACCGAGGTCAAGTAGCTTTCTCACCAGTTCCAGGCAGTCGGTAGTGTTCCTGGCAAACCGGCTGATTGATTTAGTTACGATGAAGTCTATTTGCTTATTTTCACAGTCGGCAATCATCCGAAGCAATTCAGGACGTTTTTCCTTTTTTGTGCCGGTGATGCCTTCGTCATAATAAAGCCCTGCAAACTCCCAGTCGGGATTTGCATTGATGTAGGATTCATAGTGCTTTATTTGTGTTTCAAGGCTGACCAGCTGATCATCGCTATCGGTGGATACGCGGCAATATGCCGCAACACGCAGTTTGGAATGTTCGGTATGATTATCATTATTTTGAGCGATTTTTGTTACCTTTTTCAAACTATCACCTCCTTGTCAGTGTCACATATTACCTCTAAACCTAAGTAATATCAACGGTTTTAGGGCATAATCTGTGCCAGCGCAGGAGAGAAAGATTGGCGGTTTAACGCTGTTATCTTGTTGAATTCCGACAAGGAAATAAGTCCATTTTCAAGCATGGACTTAAGCACCCGCTGTGCCCTTGCATAATCCACTTCACGCTGCAATTGCTCCTGTGGAACAGTCTTATTTTCGATTTCCGGCTTTTCATCAATCATGTTTTACCACTCCCTTCACTATCCAAAGGACAGAAGAGGGTGGTTTGAGTACCGGAAAAATAAAAGTGGGTGACCATAAAAAAATAAAGCCGCCCGCCAGGTTATTAAACCTAACGAGCGGCAATGTAAAAAAAATACTATTATGCTTTGAGTATACTGTCCTTCGGTACCCAGCCCAGTCCGTTGTCCAGCAGATACGGGCATTTGCGCTTTGTATCAACAATGCGAGTGACAGTGCAAGTCTTGTTCTGGAAAGAGCGGCCTTTCCCACCTCCGTAGCTGTCAGAATAGAGCGAGCCATTGAGGATGACTTTGTCACCGACTGAGAATCCCGAGGACGGATTTGGAGCGGGAGCTGTTACTACAAGTCCTTTGCGAACATCTTCTCTAAAGGTATCCATCGACTTGCCATACTTCGGAAACCAGTGCATAACATCGCTGTGGTTACTGGCTATGCCCAATTTGCAGCCCTCGCTATGGCAGATGATGTTCTTTTCGGTAAGGTTGTACTGCTTGCAAAGATACACGCAAAGTTCCACCGCTTCCTTGTATACGGCATTAAAATACGAGGTATCGGTCAGACCATCCTCGCAGATTTCAAAGCCGATATGTGTATCATTTGCCGAACCTCCGGCATGCCAACCGCGCCAGTTCCAAGGGAGCGTCTGGTAGGTTGCGATGCTGCCGTCTGCCAGCTTGCCGATGAAGCCGTGGACGCAAACCTGTCTGCCATCCGGTTTATCCTGATTCCAGTGGTTGTTGTACTGGTTTTTGCCGAGGAAACCATCATCTGGGCCGACATAGCGTTTCAGGTTCGGATTATTCGCCCCGGTGGAATGTACCATAATACCTTTTGGGGTTATGGTGCGACCTGCCTTATAGCAGGAATTGTTTGTAAGTATCAGTTTTTTCAGATTCATTTACTTGTCCTCCTCATCGCTTTTGTTATGGAGCTGTTCTAAAATGTCCTTCAATTTGTCGGGGATAGGCAATCCGATGTGTGCCGCATTTTCGAGTATGGATACACCTTCATTCGAAAGATAAAAAAAGATGACCGCTGTTCTGATAACAGAGCCATCTCCGATAATGCTTCTATCAATGATGTGTCCAACGCCGACAAGGGCAAACATAATCACCTTTTTGAATATTCCCCGGAAGCCGACCTCACTGGACAGTTTTTTATCGAGTACCGCACACATCAGCCCGGTGATGTAGTCGATCACTACAAATGCAAGCAACGCATACAAAAAGCCATCCCACCCTCCGAGAAAATACCCGAGCCACCCGCCAATTGCGGCAATGCCGACTTGAATTAAGTTCCAAATGTCTTTCATGAAATTACCTCCGTTTTTTTAATTTGGATATATAAAAAAGCACCTCTGCATTTAGCAAAGATGCCGTACCGCTGTATTTGGCAGTAATTTATAGCGATATAACCACGCCGTCAGTTTTTCTGCTGCCTGAAATCTGACCCATTAAATCCTTCAAGAAAGGTTTGCCTTTTCTCCCGCCGCTGTCAACCGAGAATTCAGTGTAAAAACCGCTTCTGCCGAGGTTGTGCTTAACGGAAGTCACTGTTCCAATCATGCTGCGCTTTCCGTCTGGCTCCACCAATTCCACCACATCGCCAATAAGCATATGAGGGGTAAAAATACCGACAAAACTTTCTATTCTGCCTGATACGGCAACCGACTCGGTCAGTTCATCGGCATAAGCGTTCATATCGGCAAGGGAAGTGCCGTCCGGCACGGTGATATACATTGTCTTGTTAGGTGGAGATACCCACCATTTATGAGGCGGTAACTGCCGGAACACGGTGTTGGCAGGCTCTTTGCAGGTGATGCATAATTTGCTTACGGTTTGCTCGTCATCATATTCAATATCATAGCTCCAGCAGGATTTGTCCCGTTCAAAAATATAAGTGGACGGCTGTTCAAAGCGCCCATCAGTGACGGGTCCGATACCGACCGTTCCGTCTGTATTTTCGGATATCTGCCAGCCGGGCAGCAGCTGTATGACATTCTGAATCCCGTCAAGGATTGCTACCTGCGGTTCAAAGGTCAGTTTCCAAGGCTTTTGCTGGTCTGCAACAAAGAAATTCTCAACCCCGGCAAGTGTTAAAACAGCAGTCAGATTATCCTTCAAGGTTGATGCGGTGAAAGCAGTGTTGTCATCAAAGGTCTGTTCTTTTAGTAGTTTCCCGATTGCGTTTCTTGCCGTAACTGATATGCTCTGTTCCGGGTAACCGACAGACGTTCTGTCAATATAAAAGCGCCCCATGGAAAGTTCTCCGCTGCTTCCAAGGCTGAAGTAAAACTCCAGGATTGTGTTTGGCGCGATAACACACCGTCTGCTGCCAATCAGTTCACCGCCTGCGTTTTGAAGGCTGACTGAAAGCTGCGATATAACGCTCCCCTTGGAACAGGAGAGGTTGCCGTTCAAAAGAGTATGTGAAACATCCGTGGGGAGCATATACATGACAAACTTGTGCATTTCTTCGGCACTCCAAAAGCCATAAGCGCCATAATGGGCAACCTTTTTGAGGGAAGGTTTTGACACCCCGAAATCAGCGGAAATTCTGCCTTTATCCTTGTAAGTCAGATTGTCATACAAACCGAGGTTTGGGAACGCTTCAAGCCCTTTCACCAACCCATCATCCGAGATATAGATAACCTTTAAACCGTTATCCATCATATGAACCACCTGCGGTGATAAGCCTTGCCCTATTGTCTGTGTGTATTCAAATGTCAATCTCATAAAATATTACCCCCTTTGGAGTACGATTGAGTAGGTGAACCGAAGCAGGTTATTTGCTGTTTTAAACGGATATTCTAATGAATAAGTGGCGTCTATCGCAGCGCCAGCCGGGGGCGGTGTGGTGAATTTTAGTCCGGGAACTGTTTTGCCCAAAAAGAAGGTTGAGCCGAAACTCTGACCGTCCCTTGTCGGGAAACTTTGATAATATAAACTGTAAGTCCAATTGTAGCTGACACTGCCCGCTACGGTTAAGGTTTCTACTTGTTTTGTTCCTGCATTACCAGATGCATCAGTTGTGGATGTTGAAATGGTGGTTAATCCTGTACAAGTTCCATTTGCAATGCTGATATTTAAGGTTGGATCATTTGCCGCAGCTGTTTTTACGGTCAGCCGTACATAACTGCCGTTTGCAGCACTGATTGTAAAGAAGTTCGTAATGTCTGAATTTTGATTGAGAGCCGCGTTAACCTTATTTGCAACAGTTGTTGCCGAGTCGCCGCTTGTAACCGGAACTGAAAGGTTTATTGGTGAGTTTGCCATTCCATTAGCCGTGACCACAACTGTTGCATTCCCTGAAGTTCCAACGGTTCCTGCTATATTAATATTTTCCTGTTGCTTTACGGCAGCGACACCGGCAGTCGTGTCAGTCGAGGTTGAAACTGTAGTCAGCCCGGCGCAAGTTCCGTTTGAAAGCGCGATATTCAAGCTCGAGACATTTGCTATCGGTGTTTTTGCGGTTAAAATTACGTTTGCACCCGAAACCGAAGCATCATATAAAGCCGAAATGTTTGCATTGTTTTCAAGGGCAGTTTTTATCTTGCCCGCCACAATACTCGCCGTATCTGATGATGCTACAGGTACTGAAAGGGTTATCGGCGAACCTGTCATACCGCTTGATGTTACAACAACTGTGGCATTCCCTTCACCGCTTAAAAATGTTCTCCAGTACCTTGCTGAAACCTCAGTAAATTTCCAGACCTGACCTGTCCTTGAAAGCCCTGATACATCAGTCCAATCGGTTCCGTTGGTCGAATACTGTATTTTAAGGGTATCTATCCTTGCGGCCGGTACGGTCAGAATATCAAATTTCAGTGTATTGCAGGCTTTTGCAGTCCCAAAATCAATCTTTATCGGGTTCACATCGTTTACTGTGCAGGAAGAGGGATATACTGTCCTGTCATAACAGTTCCACCAAGAAAAAGGGTCACGGTAATCATAGCTGCTGTTCGGAGTTTTTGATGCCAGATCTCCGAACGATACTCCGGCACTTTTACAGGTTAATCCAGCCGTATGGTAATTTTCATACCAATCACCGCAGTTGTTTTCGTAATCAATCGTGTAGTCAACATCCCTTACCTTTGCAACATTGTTCACATATATGGTTTCACTGCCAAGCATTATTAACGGTGCTTTGATATTGAAATCAGTCAGCACACCATCACCTGTGCCAATCGGAATACGCTCGACCAAGTACGGCGGGAAAAGATCATGATTCGGAAAGGTTATAGCACCGATTCCGGCAACTCCAAGGTGCTTGATTATCCTGTTGTTGCATTCGCTGTCAAGGAAGGTGAGCATGGGCAGATCCATTTTTCCGGTGGCAAGGTTTCCAATCGCAGTGCTTAAATCCATGCTTTTTTCACCTGTTCTTATTTGCTGACCACCAGAGCTGTAAGAAAGCATATCACTTGAATATTCAAGGTTAAATTTTGAGAACCTGACAGTAGTATCAAAGCCGCCGGTCAGTACCCATCGTGCTATATAGTTTTTATCCGCCGCAGGATATACCGCATTTGCACCAAAGCCCGCCGGGGTATGCGAGCAATAAAAGGTTGCGGTAATATACACTACATCCGTGTCGGTCTTACTGATGGCTATCTGGTTGCCTTCACTGTCCTGCAAAAGGGCGTGCGTCATGAGATAATATTTTGAATCGGATGCCCAAAATTGGCTGCAATAAAATTCAAAGCCGACTTCTGTTATGGTCTTTCCGATATATTCATTTGCTTCAAGTTTAATCTGCTTCTGAACATATGAAGTCGGATAACCGTAAACAATCTGCTGTGTTGTAGCCGTTTTCCGGTCCAGATAGGTGAAAAGCGACGTCCTTGTTGGTGAAATAGTCCCCGTTCCTGTACCAAAGGTTATATACTGAAGTACATCATAGGTTCTGCTTGCTCCGTTATTATAGCTTGGATAAGCATTAACGACCCTCGCATTAAACCACTGGTCAAGAATAGTGTTATATGCCACGGCTTTTTGTTTTTCCTTGCCCGTAACAGAGTCAACAACTAAAAACTCAAATTTATTATGCACATTTACTTTTTCGTATAAATTCATTTTGCCCTCCTAAATCGGTAAACTTGATACAGCCGTAAGTGTTACAGTAACCCCTTGAACAGTTGCCGCCACTGTTTCCTTATGGGTAGAATACCGGAATGCAGCATTTACAAGGATTATTCGTGGGTTGTTTATTGAAGCATTTACCGTTTCATTTTTTGCGTAGCCGTAGAAACTGATGATTTCTCGTGCTGCAAAGCCTGATAATGCTTCCAACGGATGCTTCTGACCCGGATACTTATAGTAATAAGCCCCGCGACTCTCGGCAATGTTTATGGTCACGTCAATGCTTCTGACAAAATTCGGTGACACAGAAATAATTAGTGCCTGATTTACACTGTCATAGCTCACACCGGTAACAGGCATAGCCGGGGTTATGGTAATCTTTGATGACAGATCATCAGGCACTGAAGATATCGGGAGATTCAAAAACAGCTTGAAACCGGATGCGTTTTTTGCATCAACGTTTATTTTCTCTGTTCTTGTAACCGAAAGTGTGGGTGCGGTAGTGGGGTATTGTAAAAACCATAAGCCATCAATATCAGCCTCAGCATAATTGATGCCGTCGCTTTGGATAAACACATCCTTTGTATTTTCAATCAAGCAAACAACATTTTGAGCCTGTGCATTGACGGTTTCGGGTCTGAAGGACATCCCGGCATAATTTCTTTGGGAAAGCGTCCATTTCATTTGTCCTGCGTTTTCACATACAAAACCGATTCTGAAATCATTAGTGCGGAACACCGACAGTGTGTTGTTACCGGTGCCAAGTTCAGTCACTTCATAGGACGGTTCCCAAATAGCGATGCCATCATCCTGAATGCAAAAAGCCCTATAATAAACTTTACCGGCTTTCAAATATCCGACAACCAGCCCCTGGTCAAGCCCTGCCATTAAGGAAGAGCGCCAACCCTTGCATACACTGATTTGCGATACGCCGGTATCAAGGATTATACGCGTTTGCTCGTTATCCCATTTTTGGGCGTAAAGCGTATCATCGGTTCCTATCCAGAATAAATACGGTGTTTCTTCGGTTTCAAGGATATACCATCGGTTTTTGGCTTCCAGAAACCAGTTTCCGCCATATTCTATCGCCGCATCCTTTGCGGGACCAAGCGTCCATATATACTGCCAGGCATTGTCAAGCGAAGCGGGAAAGCGGCGTTCATAGATTCTTGCCGTCCCGTTATCAATACAAACCGCATAGGCCATTGACGGTGTTTTTTCGCCCGGAAGCTGCCTTATTGCCACATCACCGAACGCGGAAGGGATATCCTCATGGATTGGTTCTGAAATCAAGGTATTTATTGTTGCCTGTGTCGCAACAAGCCGTAAGTTTGGCTGTGTGTCTTTTGATTCAACCTGCCATTTTTCATTCAGCTTGTTTAATAGTTCAGCAGGAATGTATTTCATCGGCTACACCTCCGTAACCTTGGAAAGTATGGCAGTCACTTCGTAGTACCCGGAAGTCAACCTTTTAAAATCGGAGAGCTCAATAATTCTGCCGTAGTAAATACCTGTTTTCACACTTGCTTCCAAAAGGGAAGCGGCATCCTCTGCTTGTGAAAGCAGCCGTTTGCCGTCATCCGTAACATACAGCTTTAATTCATAACTTATGGTAGGCGCGCCGATACGCTGAATATATTGCTGCCCGTCAAGGGTGATATGGATGGTGCGGATAACATCCTGTTTTTCCAAAAGGCTTACAAAACGGGTAATTTCCTCGTTTGTATCACGGTTTGTGAGTAAAGCCATTATCTTCGCACCTCCTTCCTCAGCTCATCGATGATAATATCCACCACGCCTGTTAATTCACTTTTGGAATTGATGCCTTCAACCCGGATTGTGCCGGTGTGGTTATATGTCATGGTAGGCACTCCTGAATAGGCGGGCTGCAGTCCGTTCAGACTTGCGTTAATATCAAAGTTAGTGGGAATAGCCTTTTTCATATCCTTTTCAACGGATGTCATTGCCTTTAAAAATCCCGATCCCAGACCTTCACCCATGTTGCCACCGATACCGGCAAAGACTGTTGACGGGGAGTGGATACCGAGTAGTCCTTTTACTCCGTCAACAATACCACTGAAAAATCCGGTGACCTTATCGGCTATCCATTTGCCCATGCTCACAATCCCGTCCCATAAACCTTTTACGATATTGACACCGATTTCTCCGACCATACCTACGGCTTTTCCAAGTCCTATGATAAGAGCGGTTATGATTTCCGGCAGTTTTGCAATCAACTGAGGAATTGCTTTCACAAGCCCGATTGCTAACTGAACAACGAGTTTTATGCCCATTTCAATAATCTTCGGTAAATTATTTGTTATGAAATCGATGATTGATGCAATGATACTCGGCAGAGCATCTATCAGTTTCGGCAGTGCGTTAAGAAGGCCTGTAGCCAAGCCTTGAATAATTGCAAATGCGGCCTCAAGAATTTTATCCATATTATTCAGCAGTGTTTGTACAATCAGAATAATAGCTTCAATTATGGAAGGAATCAGTTCCGGCAGAGCATCGGCTATTCCAAGCGCCAGGGTTACCACCATATCGATTGCCGCCTGAATAAGCATCGGTAGGTTCTCGATAATACCGTTTACCAACGCCAATATCAGCTGCAACGCGCCTTGTGTCAGCTGAGGCAACGCGTCAATGAGTCCTTGCAGTAAGGTCATTATAATGCTTACCGCCGAATCAATTATCATTGGAAGGTTTTCGAGTATTGCATTTCCGATTGAACTTACAATATCCATCCCAAGTTCAATGATTTTCGGCAGGTTTTCCATTATCATGTTGACGATGCCGCCGACCGTATTACCGATGACATCGGAGATTTTACCCCAATCCCCGTTTGCTTCACTGAGTCCTTTTGTGAAATCGCCCAATAAAGAAACCCCATCATCAGCCAAAAGCTGAAGCTGGGGAAGAAGTACCGTACCAAGCATATTCTTTGCGGCACCGGCACCTGACTTTAAACGCTGCATACTGTCGTCGAACTTACCGAGGGCATTCAATGAATCCTCGCTCATCACAGCGCCCATGCGTTTTGCTTCATCGGTAAGTTTACCGAATCCGGCAGAACCTTGCTGAATTAATGGGTTGAGTTCCTGCGCCGATTTACCGAATATCTGCATGGCCAGCGCATCCCGTTCGGTTTCATTTTGCATTTTGCCGAGGGCATCGATTGCTTGCCAGTAAACGGTTTCACCGTCTTTTAAGTTGCCGTGGGCATCGGTGACGGATATGCCTAATTTCCGATATGCTTCTGCCGCGGCACCCGTACCGTTTCGTGCCGAATCCATGGACTTTATATTTTTGGACATTGTTTTTGTAACGGTATCGAGGTCGGTGTCAATCAGTTCTGCCGCATATTTATATGCCTGCAGGCTTTCTGTGGACATTCCAGTAACAGTGGACTGCGTAAGGATTTCGTCCGCATACTGTGAAGCGCCAACAGTCATATCAGCGAGTGCTTTGCCCGCACCGACCGCTGCGGTGCCGATTGCGGCAACTCCCGCTCCAAGACCAACACCGATTTTACCGAGAACCGAGCCAAGTTTTGAAAATTTACCTTCGGCATTATCCGCTGTGTCGGCGCTGTTTTTTAGCGCTTTGTTAAACTGTTCCGATTGTTTCTCGGCATCGTTAAATTCTTTGCCGACATCCTCCAATGCATCGTCATTCTGCTTGAGTTCCTTTTCAAGACCATTCAGCTCCGCTTTTGCATTGTTCAACTGAACCTGCCAAGCCTGAGTGCGTTTATCATTTTCGCCAAAGGAGGAGGCGGCATTGCTTAAGGCTTTTTCAAGGGTATCGATTTTTTCTTTCTGGGCATCAATTTCCTTATTCAAAACTTGATTACGGGCGGTCAAAGCTTCGACGCTGCGATCATTTTTATCAAACTGTGAGGATACCAGGTTCATTTCAGAACCTAAAACCTTAAATGACTGATTGATATCGCGAAGAGCGTTCTTGAATTCCTTTTCACCCTCGACGCCGATTTTTAATCCGAAATTATCTGCCACATTACCGCCTCCTTCCTATATGCCGTTTGGTATGACATCGTCGATAAATAGCTCAAACTTCGGCTTTGCCAATCCATTAAACTGCTTATGGCACTCCCATAAATCCAGTAAATACCCGAACGGCATAAGCCAGATTTCCGTTTCGCTGCTGTTAAGCTGGACTGTGCCGTAATATAAAAGCCGGGTAAACAATTCATCATCGTTTACTCGGCTTTCGCGTTTTTTGTATCGGTTTCCTCACTTTCGATATTTCGCTTCGTCCCTTTGAACATAGCCTCCATAATTGCGTTTTTATAGGTTGCAAGTTCTAAAGGTGAGGTGAGAAGTTCAACGGCATCCTCAGTCAGCAATTCCCGCTTATCCTTGTTTTGTAGGTTGTGTATGAGGATGCTTTGGTTGGCAAGCAGGGTGAGCAGCCAAACCACCTCATCCAGTGCCATTTCAAAGTTCTCTGACTTCATCAGCTTATCACCGAGGTTTTGAAGACCTCCGTACCGTTTGGCGATTTCCTTTGTCGCCTTGGTGGTCAGAATAAGCTGATACTCCTGACCAGCAATTGTTATGGTTGCAGATCTATCCGTATCTATCATTTTCATGCACCACCTTCAACAGCGAAAGTAGGTTCGTAAACCTCGGTAAACCAGCCGGTGATTGTAGATGCAATAACTCCTGTATCATCCTCGCTGACTTCGGCTTTCCACGGATGATTTCCGTTACCGTCAAGCTTGTTCCTGCGCATAACCGTTCCTTCAATAGTAGGTGTGGAAAACTTGATGCTGTCGCCTTTGGTTTCAAGGTTGGTTGCCGGAATGCCGAATTTCACACGGTATAGCCAGAAATAACGGTATTTGCCGTTTGCCTTTTTTGCTCTGAACCCGATTGCAACCGGTGAGCCGCCGTCCTCACTTGCAGATATAAGCACTCCGTTATCGTCAACAACCGCACCTGTTAAATCTTGAGCGGCTGCCGTTCCGATATCATCTATGCCGAGAGAGAGCTTGCCGCTTTTAAATTCCTTTATAACCGCAGCGGCCCCGTCATCCGCATAAAGGATTGCTTCGGCGAGTTCCACGGATAAATCCGCTTTCATCGCCTTTGCCAGCGAAACAGGTGTTACATATGTTTCCGTACCGTTGGTGGCTTCGGTTATTTTTGAATAGAAAAGGCTGTCTAATCCTATCGTAGCCATTAAAATTCCTCCGTTTCATATTGTTTTGCCACATCAATGGCATAATGGTGAAAGCCGGTATCGTCCTCGTGACCGACATACCGGCGGTCTGTAATAACAAAATCAGCCTGAAGGAGAAGCCTTACAAGCTGATCTTTTCGTTTTATATAATTCTTCTTGCAAAAAAGTGAAAGCCTTACCTCTTCAACATCAAACTGCGGCTTGTTGTCGCCGTGTACAGCAAAGCTGTCAACGAGCGGGGTAAGCACCATATATTCATTGGGAGGAACACCGCTGAACACTCCGGTTTCAAGAGGGATATCCAAGGTAGAGAACAAGGTATTCAATTCCGTCAAAACATTCATAGCTTTTCCATCTCGCTTTCAAGTTTGTTTTTCATAGCGTCAATACAAACATTTTTTGATTGAACCTTTGCAGGCTTTAAAAAAGGTTTCGGTGGTTGCCCGCTTTTGCCATACTCAAGCACACCCGCAATCATAGCGTTGCTTTTGCCATCAGAACGCGGTTCGGCAAATCCCACCTTAATATTGAAGTTGCCATCCTTGTCCTGTTTTGCGGAAGTAGTGCCGAGTGCCGATGCAAGCTCACCCGTAGAGCGGCTTTCCTCCTTTGTTCCGCTACCGATTACAGCTTGCAGGTTAGACATCACCTTTGCTTCCACAACTTCGCCACCTGCTTCCAGCACCTTCGGAATTATTTCATCCGTTTTATCTGCGAGCTTAGAAATCTTCATTAAAAAATCATCCGGCATCTTGAAATTTACCTTAGCCATCCACACTCACCGCCAAAACTTCAACATACATATTACGGTTTTTAATGTTTTCAACCGAGAAAATGTTGTACCTCATCCCGTTGCAAACAATAATGTGCTGCTTTGTAATCTCCAGATTGGGAATGCATCGGAATCTGAAAAGGGCATTTGCTTCGCTTGATTGTGCCATATTCCGCCACTTTTCCGTGGAGTTTTTTTGCTCAAAATACGCTCTGATCCTTGCCAGAACAGTATCGCCATGATTTACAAACCCCTCAGCATCTTTCTGTGGCTCGGTGCTGATAATATCAATTGCAGTGTTCATCTTTCCGAAACTCATGTTCACACCTTCCAATCCCTGTCGAGCCTAAGCAGTAGGTTGACTGTTTCCCATACCTGCTGACTTGCCTGTACATTATCCGAGAAAAAGCCGCCCGTGCTGCCGTCCCGACTTTCGTAAAAGTGGGACGACAGCATGATGACTGCTTGTTCGGTGGTAGGCGGCATTTGATTTTGGGTATAAAAGTTCTCGGCCAGATGCTGATAGCTTTCAGCATATTTGACCGCAGCGGTAATGTACAATTGAAGAAGTTCATCGTCCGCCGAGTGTTCAAGAATAAGGTTTGCTTTGACTTTTTCAAGCAGTGTCATACCGCCACCGTCCTTTCATTATCCTTGTGTATCCGCTGTCATAAGACCTGCGGCTTTCAGTTTTGCAAGCAGAGCATTGAAATCGGCAAGAAGTCCTGCGACATCCTCCGCCGTGCTTTCCGTTTGATTTGCTGCCGGAGTAAATGGGGAAGGGAGTCCCGTTACCGAGGCCCCCTCCTTGATTTCCAGCGTGCCGCCAATTACGGTTTTTTCGCCGCCCTGCTCGGTGTAGTTCTTTGTGTTATAGCTCATGTCGCACCTCCGTTAAGCCTTCTGCTGAAGGACCTTGATGGCTTCCGGCAGAATCAGCTTTCCGTCGACACGCTGGGTGGCAACAAAGCCCACCTGACCGGTAGCTGCGTAAAGCTCGTTAAGTCTCTTAAATACGCGCCCCTGACGGTCGGCTACCCAGTAATAACTGAAATCGCCGAATACAACGGTCTTTGCAGCCGCAGCTATGGCAGGGACATATGCCGAGGTGTACAGCGGACGGTTCAAAATGGTGTCGGGAGTACCGGACTGCAGAGAAGGCTGCCAGAGGTATTGTCCCTGACCGTCCTTCAGCTTGCGGATTGCTTTGACGGTGGCATCATTCATGACAAATACAGCCTTGTTACGGTATGAGGCCTTCAGTGCGTAGAACAGATCAAGCACCTCGTCAATGGTGATCGCAGTGGCGCTCGCGGTAGTAATACCGAGTTGTGCGCCGCTGGTAGCCGCGAGGATACCTGTAGGCTTGCCTGAACCATCACCTGCGAAGAAGGATTCCTCTTCTTTATTACCGATTCGTCTGGCGAATTCTTTCGAGATGTAGGATTCGAGGTTGAACACACTGTCGTTAAGCAATTCCTCGGAAACCTTAATCATAGTCCCCAACTTGTAAGCACCGATAGACACCTGACCGAAGCTGTCGTCACTTTCGGTAATGGCGCCTTCCTCATCAATCCAGGAAGCTGTACCCTTGGATGCAACGACCGGTATTTTACGGTCACCGGAAGCAGTGGTGATGACGTTGGCCAGTTTACGGAAAATGTTCTCATCCTCGAGTGCTTCCACAAGGGTGCGTTCAAATTCATCCGGAACAAGATAGCCGCCCTCGGTGTCACTGCCAATCTGCAGAGCATTTTTCACAACGGGGTCAAGACCTTCACCGGCACGTGTACGCATGGCATTCCAGAATGCCTTTCGATATTCATCGGACGCCTTTCCGGTTTTTGTATCCATTCCCGGAACGACTGGTTTTCCTGTAAGGGGTGCGTTCAGTGGTTTGGAAAGTTCACGGTCAAGGGCTTCCTGTTTTTCCAAACGGTCAATTTCCTTGCCGAGGTTGACCACATCGGCTTCCATTTTTTCGTAGGTTGCGGTGTCTTCGGGGGAAACCAGCCCATCCGTACCACGCTTGGTATCGAGGAAAGCCTTTGCAGCTTCCCATGCTTTTGCGCGTTTCTCACGCAGTTCAAGAATTTTGTTCATAGTGTTTTCCTCCTAAAAATTAGTGTTGAATTAAAGAAAGCCGCTTTTCCAGCGACTCTACGGGTGTGCCTGTTTTTTGTTTTGGTAGTTTGGGTTTCACCTTGTCCAGCAGCGAGTTTGTTACGACCCTGCGGCTGAACGCATAAGTGACATCCTCGGGTTGGGTACGCTTTTTCTCATCTTCCAGGATGCCATCCGCAAAGCCGAGTTCAATGGCCTTATTGGCATTGAGCCAGGTCTCCGCATCCATAAGGTGGGAGAGTTTAGCCCGTGATTGACCGGTCTTGATTTCGTAAGCGTTGATGATGCTTTCCTTGACCTCCGAGAGCATGGCGATGGCCTTTTGCATTTCCTCACTGTCGCCAATTGCAATGGTCAGAGGGTTATGAATCATCATCAGCGCAGTCGGTGCCATCAATACTGTAGTTCCAGCCATTGCGATTACTGAAGCGGCAGATGCGGCAATACCATCAACCTTGACGGTTACCTTGCCTTTGTAGTCCATAAGCATTGCATATATCTGACTTGCCGCAACGCAGTCACCGCCAGGCGAGTTGAGCCATAAAACAATGTCACCCTCTCCGGCAGTCAAATCAGCTTTGAATGCCCGTGGGGTGACATCATCATCAAACCATGACTCTTCGGCAATCACGCCGTCAAGGAATAGCGTTCGGACACCGGACTCTTCGTCCTTTACCCAGTTCCAGAATTTCTTCATTTGGTTGTTTCCTCCGTTCCTGATTTATTTGCGAACGCTCCCGCGTCCTGTAATTTGGTCATTGCACCGTTTATGAGGTAGAGATCGCCGCCGAGTTCAGTAGAAATACGGTCAAGATTTTCAAGCTCACGGATATCGTTGGCGCTCATCCAACCGTTCTGTCGTGCGGTGGCATAACCATTCATACGGCTTTGGTAATCGCCGCGGAGCAAGCCGTCCACATTAAACTTGATGAACACCGCGGGCTTTTCGCTTTCCATGAGCAGGGCACGGCACATGGATTGCTCCCAGCGCACCACCCAAGGGTCAAGGGTGTATTTCACAAATTCAAGCGACTGCTGCTCGATATTGGAAAAGGATGATTTCTCAAGGTCGGCGAGCATATGTGGCGGTACGCGGAAGATACGGGCAATTTCATTAATCTGAAACTTTCGTGTTTCCAGAAACTGTGCATGCTCCGGTGAGATGCCAATAGGCTGATACTTCATGCCTTCCTCCAAAACAGCCACGCGGTGTGCGTTTGAGGAACCCTGGTAAGCGGAGTTCCAGCTTTCCTTGACCTTCTGCGGGTCTTTGATAGTACCGGGGTGTTCCAATACACCGCCGGGAGCGGCTCCATTCGCAAAGAATTTCGCTCCGTACTCCTCGGTGGCAATCGCTAATCCCACAGCATTTTTTGCCATAGCAATCGGCGAATAACCGACCAACCCGTCAAAGCCTAAACCGGGGATGTGCAGAACATCAGATGGATCAAGGTAAACCTGGCTATCCTTTCCGAGTGTGGGTGCGTCTTCAGCGGCTCGCTGATAAAGGTAGTAAAGCCGACCCTTGCTGTCACGGTCGACCGCCATCTTGTTTGGCATCAGAGGGTAGAGGGCGATAACCTCGCCACGGGCGTTTCTGATAATCTGTGCATAAGCATTGCCCCATAACAAAAGATGACTCATCAGCGTTTCTCTAAACGCGAATGAAGTCATCTCAGGGTTTGGCTCGTCGTGGAGCAGCTTATATAACGGATGTTTCAGGTCTTTTTCCTTGCCGCCGCTGTCGTTGTACTTATACACATGAAGCGGCAAGCCCGCCAGTGTCTCTGATAATATCCTGACACAGGAGTAAACGGCCGTCATTTGCATAGCAGTATGTTCGTTGACAGGTTTTCCTGCACTTGTGCTTCCAAAAAAGAAGCTGTAACGACTACCGCCAAGTGCGTCTTTTGGCTTGTCACGCGCCTTAAATATTCCTTGCAATATTCCCATATACATTACTCTCCTTTGCTAAAATACAAGCAGCCCTCGCTGGTCATATACCGAGGTGCCTGTTTCACCGCCACAGCGAATAGCGCGATCAAGCGCCATTATCGTTGCTACCGCGCCATCAATACGCTCGGTGGATTTTTCTTTATCCGGCTTGATATTGCCTGCTGGGTCAGTGCGGATGAAAATATTGTCCATCATCCAACGAAGTACCGGGTGACCGCCGTGGGCTATTTTTTGTTCCAGGGTCAATTTCATCAGTTCTTTGGTTGGTGGGGACATATCCTTGAAACCCTGTCCGAACGGCACAACCGTAAAGCCGAGGTTTTCAAGGTTTTGAGTCATTTGCACGGCACCCCAGCGGTCAAAGGCAATCTCGCGGATGTTATACTTCGTGCCGAGTTCTTCAATAAAACTTTCGATAAATCCGTAATGAACCACATTTCCTTCAGTTGTTTGTATGAAGCCTTGCTTTTTCCATATGTCATAATTCACATGGTCACGGCGGACGCGCAAGTCGATGTTGTCCTCGGGTATCCAGAAGAACGGCAGTACGATGTACTTATCATCCTCATCCAGCGGAGGAAAGACCAGTACGAAAGCCGTAATGTCAGTGGAAGAGGAAAGGTCAAGCCCGCCGTAGCAGATGCGCCCGTACAGAGATACCGGATCAACCGCAAAAGCACACGCATCCCACTTATCCATGGGCATCCATCGTACAGCTTGTTTGACCCACTGGTTCAGACGCAGTTGCCGGAAACTATTTTCTTCAGCAGGATTCTGCCTTGCCGATTCAAACGCCGCCTTGACTTTATCCATGCTTACGGTAATACCGAGGGATGGATTTGCTTTTTTCCACACCTTTGGGTCTGACCAATCATCCTCCGGTCCCGCTCCATAAATCACGGGGTAGAAGGTGGGGTCATGTTTTCTGCCGTCTAAAATATCAAGCGCCTTTTGGTGTACCTCCCAGCAGATACTGTTTTGGTTATCTCCAGCGGTGGTAATGAGAAAATACAGCGGTTGCATACGCGCATCACCGCTGCCTTTGGTCATAACATCGTAAAGCTTACGGTTCGGCTGGGTATGAAGTTCATCAAATACAACACCATGCGTATTAAACCCATGCTTGTTGCCGACATCTGCTGACAGCACCTGATAGATGCTTCTGGTCGGCAGGAAAATAAGCCTTTTTTGTGAATCAAGGATTTTAACCCGCTTGGAGAGTGCCGGACACATCCGTACCATATCTGCCGCCACGTTGAAAACAATGGATGCCTGGTTTCTGTCTGCGGCGCAGCCGTAAACCTCGGCGCGTTCCTCGTTATCACCGCAAGTGAGTAACAGGGCAACAGCCGCCGCAAGCTCACTTTTTCCCATCTTTTTCGGTATCTCCACATATGCGGTGTTGAACTGCCGATAACCGTTCGGTTTCAGTGTTCCGAACACGTCGCGGATAATCTGTTCCTGCCAGTCGATCAGTTCAAAGGGCTTTCCTGCCCATGTTCCTTTGGTATGGGATAGCGCTTCAACAAAAGCCACGGAATAATCGGCGGCGGACTTGTCATATACAGAATCCGCTGACCTGAACCGTGTCGGTGTGTATTTCTTGAGTTTTCGTATTTCCGCCACCCCCTTTCAGGCATAAAAATAGACCTGCCATAAAGCAAGCCTTCAAATGATATCTGTACGAGAAACAGAGCCGTTTTCGGCACTGTTCTCCTATTGTGTATTTTTGTTACCCTTCATCACCCGTAAGGATGAAACGAACATATGCATTTGTACTTTCGTTAAGAAAAGCAATCAATTCATTGTATCCCTCACGCAGAGCGATTTCCCGAACCTTCGGCACGTCAAACATATTCGTTTCGCCTGTGGCACGAATGGCGAGTATCTGTTCCTTGATTTTACTGTCCATCGTTATCCTCCTCAATTTTCCGGCATAAATCCTCACCGTAAACGATATTTAGTGATGAACCGTTGTCCCAGCGAACCATAATACTGCCTATGTCATCCACACCGGCCACTGTGCCTTTCGTACCTATTGGAGGTGCTTGTACATCGTTCATACGGACAATTTCCACACGGCAGCCAACCGGATATTGCTTGCGAATACGCTCGACCGTTTCTCTCGAAGGAAAATTATTCATCGTCTGCACCTCCATTAGTTGGATTTCTGAATGCCGAACTGCCTGTGAGTTTTGAAAGCAGAATTTTACGTTCCGTTTTATATTCCGAACCGATAAAGCCAAGCCGTAGGAGAAAGCAACGGAAAGCATACTTCTCATTTTCCACAGGCTTTTCTACGGCACTGACCCTGTGCAGTGATTTTGCCATTTCACAAAGGGCAGTGACAAGGTGGGTATAAGCTTTTACCTCATCCGAGTCGCTTGTATCGGAGAACCACGGAAAGCTGACCGTCTCTTCACCCTTTAGAATAGACAGGTCGGTGATTCCGAGTGCTTTTTTGAGGAGTGAGCCTTTGCTTTCCACCAACCGACTAAGATTTTCAAGCGCTGTGTCGGTAAAGAATGAGCAGGGCATTTCAATGGTAAGCACAGTTTTGTCATACCCGTCAAATTCAAAGCCCCGCTCCGCCAGCCCCTCGATGAGCTTTTCAATTTCTTCGCTGTCTGCACGGTCGTCGAACGATAGAACGCCGTTTTTGTCGATGGTGAAATAATCCACCTCATAGGCAAAGGTCGGAGCACCCTTGTATTTTGTCTCGCACTCCATTATCTCCGCAATTGTTTGTACAAGCCGTTTACGCTCGCTGCCTGTTACATTGTAGTCAATCTGCATTTTGCATACCGCCTTTCATTTTTTTGTACTACATATATCACTCTAAATGCTGTAAATAGCAAGTTGTTTCGAGTAACTATTGTAGAGATTAATGTTCTTTTAATCGGCGGTTTCTTGTGCAGATAACACAATGCCCATCAGTACAAAACAAACACACGGGAGTGCCACTCCATTGCCCCACATTTTATACTCGGATGCGTCGGAGTGCGGGTCACGCAGCCACTTAATGATTTGCTTCTTTGTTTTTGCCTTGCTGCTTGTTCCGATAATACAGCGATGTGTTTCCCATACATCAGTCCAGAACGCAACCTCATTCTCGGAAGGATTCTCCGTGCCGAGGTTGTCACACCACCAGTCCGGAAATCCCTGAAGGCGGGCGCACTCAGTCGGTGTCAATCTTCGGACAATATAACCTGGTTCAACAAGCGCATTATGATAGCCGGGGGTGGTTTCGTTAACAAGCGTGTTTGCTGTGCCATCCCGACAGAAACATTGGCTTTCAGCCTTCATCTGGGGATAGAATGAAGCAGGCTGTGCAACGGCGCCCGGTCCTTTCGCTGTAAGGGTGGGTTGCTGTTCTTCCTCAAAAGCGGGTTTATACTGAGCATTCCGACCTTGATTGAAAGCTGCCCGGTCAATGCCGTATGTCGGATGACCGACCACAGGAGCGTCTTTATAATCTCTCGACAGTAATGTCGGGGAGACACCTTCTTCTATCTGTGTGAAACCACCGGTTGTCATGGCATAAGCAACGGCATGGCGGTCAGCGGCTGTGAGGGAGAAACTGACATCCTCATTAATGCCACTGCCCAAAGGACCGTTTTTATCATCACGGCCGATCATGGAGCCTTGCAATGCAACGACTGCCATACCACCCTGGTTGCATCCCGGATTACCTCCATTGGCATCAAGGCTACGCGAGGTTGCCGCTTCATAAATACCGCTATGCGGGTTGTCTGACTTCATGGAATTACTGCCATCCGAGCATATGCCAAAGCAGACAACAGCGCTGTCTGCATTTCCTTTCGCTAAAGTATGACAGGGTGCATCAGGTTTTGGATTGCTTCTGTTTTCCTTTGAAGTAACCTGCTTTCCGTCAAACACAGTCGGTACGAATACCGTCTGGTCGTTATTGCAGGAGAGCGTGGCGGACATATCGTTCTGTACCAGCGCACCTTTACCGCCACCCTCACAGCCGGAGCGGATTTTCAGGGTTTTAGGTGAATTCATAACAAGGGGGACATTCATACCGCCGGTACCCATACGGGAAGTAAGCGTCTGTACCTTACCCTCAGTTTCGATTTTGCACCGGCCGTCTGTTGGATGGTTTTCAATCGCAACAGCGGTCTGGTTATCTCCCATACTTGCACGGAGAGAGCCGCTGATGTTTTCGTCTGTATGCCCGCCGATACGGGAAACCGCACCGGGTTCAAATGACATTACCGCACCGGGAACAACACCTGCGCGAAGGGTGGGAGAGGTCTCTGCCTCATAACCGATACTGCGGCTTTTTGCAGAATGCTCTGTGCAGAAACCTCCCGACTGCATAACACAAGGCTGGTGTCCATGTTCTTCGGCACGCAGTGTTGCAGAAATATTTTCCGAAACCGACATAACACTGCCGCCCTGGTCGTTTAGACAAGTCACGCAGTCGCCTGATGTTCCAATGCTGTCCTCAACATTTCCGGCAGTTCTTTGCCACGGGCTGCCGCACGGCGTAAAATTCCTTGACACGCCTTCTGGCTCAAATAATATGTTTCCGGCACTTTCGCCTGCAAGATCTGCGACAAGGTAGATTCTGCGTCGGCGTTGGGGGACTCCGAAGTATTGCGCGTCGATAGTTCTATAAGCCATGCTCCATCCGGTTCCCAGGAGTATGTCGGAGTATGACCATCTGCCGTTTTCAGGCGAAGGCACCTCGGCATCCGGATCGCAGATGCCAGCGACCGCTTCAAGGACTGCCTTGAAGTCTTCGCCCTTGTTGCTTGAGAAAGCGCCGGGGACATTTTCCCAGACAGCGTATCTCGGATATCTTCCATTGGTTTTGCACCTCATTTCCTTAATGATCCGTATTGCTTCATAAAAAAGGACGGATTGGCTACCGTCCAGACCGGCTCTTTTGCCCGCCACACTCATATCGGTGCAGGGAGAGCCAAAAGTGATTATATCAACAGGCGGTAATTCCGCACCATTTAGCTTGGATATGTCTCCGTAATGCATCATTTGCGGGATTCGTTTTGTAGTTACCCGTATCGGAAACGGCTCAATTTCAGAAGCCCACAGGGGTTCAATTCCGCAGAGCAGACCACCCAAGGGGAAACCCCCGCTGCCGTCAAAGAGAGAGCCAAGGGTGAGTTTATTCATTTTCAGTCACCCCCGGTACATCTTGACGCCGATATTGAACACCATCTCTCAGCAGAAATACACCGTCGGTATTCCCGGCTTGTTCAATAAAGCGTTTCACAATGACGTCGCAATACTTTTCGTCAAGCTCAATCGTGTGGCAGATTCTATTCGTTTGCTCACACGCAATAAGCGTACTGCCCGAACCTCCGAACGGGTCAAGCACGATACAATTAGTTAAACTTGAGTTGAGAATCGGATGCGCTACCAGTGCCACGGGTTTCATGGTGGGGTGATCGCCGTTTTTCTTCGGCTTCTCAAATTCCCATATGGTAGTCTGCTTGCGGTCGGCATACCAGTTGTGCTTGCCGGATTTCTTCCAGCCGAATAGTACAGGTTCATGCTGCCATTGATAAGGGGAACGACCGAGAACAAGCGACTGCTTTTTCCAGATGCAGGTGCCGGAAAGATAAAAGCCAGCCTCTGCAAATGCTTTCCGGAAATTGAGTCCTTCGGTATCGGCGTGGAATACATAAATAGAAGCATCCTGTGCCATTGCTGATTCGGTATTTGTAAACGCAGCAAGCAGGAAGTCATAGAATGCTTCATGTGCCATGTTGTCATTTTTGATTTTGCCCGCCGAACCTTCATAGTTGACGTTGTACGGGGGATCGGTTACCACAAGGTTTGCGAGCTTTCCATCCATGAGAACGGCAAAGGTGTCAGCCTTGGTGGAATCGCCGCAGACCAGTCTGTGTCGTCCGAGACTCCAAACATCGCCGGGTTTGGTGACGGCAGGTTTCTGCAATTCGGCTTCCACGTCGAAGTCATCGTCATGTACGCCATCCTTGAGCGAATCCTTGAACAGTGCGTCCAGCTCGGCAGGCTCAAATCCTGTAAGCGAAACGTCAAAGTCCGCGCCTTGCAAATCAGCGATTAAAAGAGCAAGTTTATCCTTATCCCAATCGCCACTGATTTTATTAAGTGCGATGTTGAGGGCTTTTTCTTTTTCCTCATCCATTTCAATGACAACGCATTCCACTTCGGTCAGCCCTAAATCAAGCAGCACTTTCAAACGTTGGTGACCACCGACAACTCTACCTGTGGTCTTGTTCCAGATAACAGGCTCGACATAGCCGAATTGCTCAATGGAGCGTTTCAACTTTTCATATTCGGCATCTCCCGGCTTGAGGTTCTTCCTGGGATTGTAGTCAGCGGGGAGCAACAGTTCAGTCTTCAGTTTTTCTATCTGCATACTTTTCCGCCGCCTTTCGTAAGTTTGTATACATATTGACATCCTCCCAGGGAAACAGGCAGGAATTGAAATGCCCGTAAACCGCCGTGTCAGAGTAAATTGCGTTTCGCAGTCGCAGCTTTTCAATGATCGCCGCGGGACGAAGGTTAAACACTTCTTGTACAATAATCGCAAGCTGCTCATCAGTGAGTTTGCTTGTGCCAAATGAATTTACATCCACCGCCACCGGATTTGCTTTGCCGATGGCATATGAAAGAGCGACCTCGCATTTATCTGCAAGACCGCTCCATACGATGTTCTTTGCAATGTACCGTGCCATATAGGCACCGCTCCGGTCAACTTTGGTCGGGTCTTTTCCGCAAAGCGCTCCTCCACCGTGAGAGGCAAGCCCTCCATAGGTATCCACCATGATTTTACGACCCGTCAATCCCGTATCCGCTGCGGGACCACCCTCGACAAATCTGCCGGACGGATTGATGAGCAATTCGGTGTCGTCATCAAACGGTAAATCTTCAAAGCACTGCCACAATACATTGTTCAGAATATCCACGCGGAGTTCTTCCTGTGACTTGTCCTTATCATGCTGAACAGAAACCACAATGGTTTTTATTCGTTTTGGTTTTCCGTCCTGATATTCCAAGGTTACCTGTGCCTTGCCGTCCGGTCGAATGCCTTTGATGAGTTTTCCTCTGCGGCAGTCGTCAATGCGCTTCACGATACGATGCGACAATACAAGAGGGAGCGGCAGCTTCTCACGGGTCTCGTCCGTTGCATAGCCGTACATTGTACCTTGGTCACCGGCACCGACAGAGCCGTAAGGTTCATAGTTACCGTTTCTTGCTTCGAGTGCGGTATCCACTCCGGCGGCGATGTCCTTACTTTGATGATGAACGAATATAAATATCGTGAATTTCCACGGATTGTATCCGACCTCACGCAAGACATTCCGTACGATATAGCGAATGTCTACTTTTTCGCTGCAGGTGATTTCGCCCGCTACGATAATTTTGCCTTTGGTTGTCATGACCTCGCAGGCCACACGGGATGCTTTATCCTTCCGAAGGCAGGAGTCCAGAATGCTGTCTGCAATGAGGTCGCATAGTTTATCCGGGTGACCCATGCATACACTTTCAGCTGTTTTGTAAGTAGTCATATGGTTATTTTCCTTTCCGGGCGGTCAGAAGCCGCTCCATAACATCGTCCTGTGGGTTTGCACCCTTGTAATCTCCGGTACAGTTTTCCTTGACTATCTGGAAAATCTCAAACCACAGGCGATTGGTTTGGTTCATGTAGTTTTGGCCCATTGCAACATACGGGCTTTGGATTGCATTTCCGGTGGTTGGGTGCTTCGCAAGAAAACCATATTCGGTTACCGCTTCTTCACACTGAATCCATCGGGCCACGCTCATTGCGTAGCATTCCAGTAGCTGAGGTGATACGAGAGCGGCACAACCACGCTTGTTGAGCCACTGCCATGTGGACTTATAAATTTCACTCGCAACGAGCGTCTTTCCGTCCTTTTGCACGGCTTCAAGCATTTTGTTTGGTTCGGGCATCACCTGACCATGCAAATCTGCGGTATCCGAAAACTCCATAACCGTCAACTTCCTGCCGCCGGGATTGCCTTCGGCGATTTTGTCGGCGATTGCTTTCTTTTTGGCTCCCGCACCGACTCGGGCGCCGCCTCTGTTTGTACCGTCCTTTGCCAATAATCACACCTCACTTTCGATTTGGGGCTATTACCCCGTTTGAAACCGCGTTTTTCAACACGAAGCCCCAGGCCGCTGTCCGTAAAAATTAGTTTTAGAGATTTTACCGCCCCCACGGGGAGGTTAGGCCTACAATTTGGGTCGAACATCTTTTTAAGGTGGTCAGGGCAACATTTTAGCCCTAACCTCTTTCGATACCATGCCATCGGTCACCGCTCTCAGCTGTGATGCGTGAGTGACATGACTTACACAAAGCCATGAGGTTACTCGCTTCGTTGCCACCGCCCTTTGAGAGCGGGAGGACATGGTGAACTTCCTCGGCTGGGGTAAGCAAACCTTGCTTCTGACACTCTTCACACAAAGGGTGCGCCTTGATGTACCTGTCTCGTATTCGTTTCCAAGAACGACCGTAGCGTTTGTTGGACACGGGGTCTCGTTCGTACTTGTTGTAGTTTCTGTTCACAGTCTTCTGATGCTCGGCACAGTATTGCTCACGCACAGCAAGCCGACCGCAGCCGGGGTAAGCACAGGGACGCTTGGGTTTGTGGGGCATCGGTTCACCTCCTTCGGGGCATAAGAAAAGCCCCCGCGGGATTTCTCCCGTGAAGGCTTCAACCATTCTTTCCTGGCATTTTAATACTATCATGAGGCGCGGGTATCATTCTATGTCTTTAGGTATCATGATTCATAAGCCAGTTGCAAACATCCAGCGCAGCGTTGTGCATCTTATAAAGATGGTGGATGCTGTAGCACATATCTACAGCAATCTGCTCCCATGTTTTAAAGCACAAATAACGAAGTTCCAGGATTGTCTGGTATTCAGTGTTGGAAACGGATTTGATAACCTCAATGATTTCACGCTTCAAGTCAACAAGGTTGCAGATATCTGTATTGATTTCCGCTTCTAAATCAACAATTTTGCAAATGATATCTTCCATTCGGTGGATGTTTCTTGTTCCGCTCGGTGGAACATCGCTGAGTGTGGATGTCGCTTTTGCAGCCAAGTCGTGCAGGGAAGAGACCTGCTCAATCTTGCTGTCAATACGTTGGTCGATACGATAGGCTTGAGACAGAAAGTCCTTTGCCGATAACTGTAGTTTATTCATAATCTGCCCTCCGAAAAAATGAATTTCCCTCGGATTGGCATTGATTGTCGTTGTTTTTCTCAGATTTTCAGATTTGCCCTAACTGCATCGATTAAAGCTGTCTGGGTATTGTCTTTTTCTTTCAATGATTTTAATATACGCTCATCAACCGTTTCTTTAACGGTAATATGCTGAATAACCACGGTTTCTGATGCTTGACCTTGCCGCCACAATCTGGCTACGGTCTGCTGATAAAGTTCAAGACTCCAGGTAAGACCGAACCAAATAAGAATGGAGCCACCACTTTGAAGATTCAATCCATGACCTGCTGAAGCGGGGTGGATGAGGGCGACCGATAATTCACCGTTGTTCCAGCGCTTGATGCTCTCTGTAGTGTCCAGGCGTGAAAAAGGGATATGCAGTTTATGAAGTCGTTCGGAAATCCGCTCAAGATCATGCCGAAACCAGTAGGCAACAAGGACGGGCTTGTCGTTTGCGGATTCAATCAAATCTTCCAAAGCATCCAACTTGCGGTCGTGAATCCCGATAATTTCATTGTTATCCGAGTAAACGGCGCCATTTGCCATTTGGCATAGCTTCCCGCACAGGGCTGCGGCATTGGCAGCGGTGATATCACCATCCGGCAACTGAAGCACCAGGTCGTGTTTCAGTTCGTCATACCGCTTGCGCTCCGGTATGGATAATTTAACCGCATATTCCGCACTGACCAGTTCAGGCATTTTCAGGTGGTCTCTTGATTTCATAGAAATTGTAATATCCGAAATTCTGTCGTAAATCCGTCTTTCTGCATCCGGTAGGGGTTTATAGCTGAAAATAACCTGCCCGTTTCGTTTGTCCGGGGTGAAGTAGTCGTTACGATACTGTCCGATGAACCGTCCGAGCCGTTTGCCCATATCCAAAAGCCGAAACTCCGCCCATAAATCCATCAGACCATTACCTGTAGGTGTGCCGGTCAGACCTATAATCCTACTTACGCGGGGACGCACTTTCATTAAAGTTCTGAACCGCTTTGATTGGTGGCTCTTAAACGATGAAAGTTCGTCGACTACCACTGTGTCATAATCAAATGGTAAACCGCTGTGTTCCACAAGCCATTGGACATTTTCACGGTTGATAATATAAATGTCTACTTGTTTTTGTAGGGCGGTTTTGCGTTCCGATTCTGTACCGACTGCTACCGAAAACCGGAGTCCGTTGAGGTGATCCCATTTAACGAGTTCTTCGGGCCATGTATCTCTGGCCACCCTAAGTGGTGCGATTACCAGAACCCTGTGTGCCTGGAAACTATCAAACAGCAAGTCGTTCAAGGCGGTCAAAGTTATCGATGTCTTGCCAAGTCCCATGTCAAGCAGGAGGCAGGATATGGTGTTCACCTCGATAAACTCCGCGGCATATTGTTGATAATTATGTGGATTGTATTTCATTAAGTATCCTCCCGATCTGATCACATTCATCCAAGATGTACACGCGAAATCCCAACCGCCGCAACACTCCATGCCGTGCCTCCTGCAAGGGGCGGGGTTTCTCACCATTTCGCTTGACTTCCACAAAGGCGATTTTCCCCAACGGTAAAAGTACGAGACGGTCGGGTATTCCATCATAACCGGGGCTTACGAACTTCGGTGCGATACCTCCGATCGTCTTTACTGCCTGAACAAGTTTTCGTTCTAATGACTTTTCTCGCATAAGTCCCTCCTATAAATACAGCATTTAAGGCGTTCGCCCTGTTTTTACGTTATCGTGTCTGTTGCCGTTGTTGCCGAAGTTGCTATGTTTGCTTATATACGCGCGCACACATTCTCGCTTGTTGTAGTGCTATATAATAGGTAGTGTTTTTTATCCACAAGTCGTATATTGCTTACAGCAACAACGGCAACACGGCAACAGGCCTTACTGCTTGCCTTGAACGCGCACCCAATATGGTACGATGCCGTAAAAGCCCATCCTGCGTTTCTTTTCAGCGCGTTCCCAACCGCCGATTTTCTCCATAATGGCAATGATTTTGTAAGCTTCCGAGCGTTCAAAACCCTCACGAGGTCTGCCGAAACACTCACACCAGATTTCCATGTTGCATACGGTGTCACGGCGAATCGTACCTTTTGGTTGCGTCGGGTCGTCAGCAGCACGGAAAAACTCCTGACGGCGATAGATGTCAAAGCTCTCCCAGTTTTCGGGGAGTAGGGTATCAAGATACTCACGCACCATTCCTTCACGCTCATCGCTCTCTAATGCTTCCTTCTGAGCGGATTCGGCAAGTTCTGCAACATCGCCTTCAAGGAACAGCTTTTCACCTTTTTCCCAGATAGACTTTGCCTCGGCCCATATTTGGAGGACATCGGCGTCGGTTACGTCCCAACCCTTACGGGCTTCTGTGCCGCCAACCCTGATAGGCCAGAAACGGCGGTTTCCGGTAACATCACGGAGAAAACCCATCGACTCGGAGTTAGTGCTACCAACAATGATGCATTGTCGCGGATGACTCTCACTGTTATGCCCGTAACTGGCACGGTAATTATCATCACGTCTTGAAAGGAAAGCCTTAACATTATTCACATCCGTCTTGCGTATCCCGGCCAACTCTGGAATTTCAAGAATCCAAAAGCCCTGTATCTTTTCAGGGGCATCCTTGCCTTTGCCCATATCCGCAAAGGTTAGGCTATCAGAGAACCATTCGCCTGCCAACTTGTCGAAAAATGTCGACTTACCAAGTCCTGTCCTGCCGTTGAGGACAAGCATATAATCGAACTTGATGCCCGGTTGGAAAACACGGGCTACCGCTGCCGCAAAGGTCTTGCGGGTAACAGCGCGAACGTAAGCGTTATCCTGGGCACCGAAATAATCAATGATAAGAGATTCCACCCTGGAAACACCATCCCATGACGGCAAATTGTTCAGATATTCCCGTATAGGGTGATAGATTCGTTTCGCAGCCGCTGCAAGCACTGCATGGTTTGCTTTGGTCGGGGAATAAATGCCGTAGCTATTCTGCAAATATTCATATAGCTTTGCACCATCGGTTTCACCCCAGCCGGGCTTAACGCGTTTCCAAGGTAATTCACCCCTTGCATCCACACCATCACGCATCTGATTGAACGCAATATTTGAAAGTGTGGGGTCGTGGTTTAGGATCAGCAGAAAATTTCCAAATGTGTCCTTTACTGCTCCCGCTTTGTCAAGTTCAAGATATGTCTGCCAGTCAGATTCATCAGAAAAGTCGGCGCTGGCCTGTGTTTTACGTTCTTCGGCAAACTGCGCTTTAACCCGTTCATCAGCAACGGCAAACTCGCTCATCGCTTTAAAGCCTGTTTTTTCATCAAGGTCGGTGAATTTATGAACACGAACAAGGTCAAAAGCGTTCAGAAGTTTTCCGCAGGCAGGGTCGGTGGCGTGGTGGGAATATGCCCATTTGGTGTCGTAGATTACCACACCTGCGGAACTGTCTGCTGGGATATAATCGTAACGGCCTACCATTGCTGAAGGTTCATAAATATCGGGCAGAAAGGTTGCAATAACGTCCTCGATACTGTAAGCACGGCAGAAAGCCCCAACAACACCTTCCTTTGCAGTAGGGTCTTGCTGCTGACGGATATTTCTCTGTATAACTTCAGATTGGCGGCTGGATGTCGGCCAGAGTGAGCAGTCACGCCAGTCGGATAACTTTGAAAGGTAATCATCGGGATTAAGGACCCCACCGTTAATTATTTTATAAACATATTCGCCATTAGAGGGGGTGGACGGCCAGTACATCAGGCGCTCCGGCTCATAAGTGCTGTCATCAAAATAATCCATTCCTATTTCATCAGCAACCAGTCGTGAGAGAGCGGAATATTCATCCGGGGTGACCTCTCTGGAAAGCGGAATGACCACACGCAGACGCGGTGCTTCCGGTGTGTGGCTGTGCGTGGAATAGACCGCACACTTGTGCGGGAACAGCATTTCCACCTGACCGAGGAATTCACTGTCGGCATGGTCCGCATCAAGTGTTATTCCGGAGCGGCTCTCCACAGTATCCTTTTTACGGCGTCCGCTTTTCAGGTGACCGAGGACGTAGCCGCCAACGTCCTTTATGCCGTCTCGCCGATCCTTCGGCAGTTTCTTGTATTCGGCAACCGCTTCGGTCGTGCGGCGCGTAATCCTGAATCGCTCACACAACTCGTCAAAAGTGGTTTTCTTATTAACCCACCGCTTCGACAGACGACTGTCGCCGTAGGCGATTTTAAGCTCCATATTCTTGCACCTCGCATTTACTGTTGAAATAACTGATTGGTATACCGTGCTTTTTTGCCTTTGCAATTTCCCGAGACATTCCATTGCTGATCTTATCGCCGAACACCCATAACTCATCGCATTTGCCAAGGAGGATGAGACCGAAGCGGATGCCAAGTTCACGCTGTTCTTTATCTGTATCATCCATAAACTGCGGGTACAGTAAATGCGGAGCTATCGGTATGCGTCTATTGCTTACTGCAAAACGGCAGTAGCAACGTGCATTTTCTGCGTTGTGTTCTATATCTCCCGCAAAGGGGGATGCGATATAAACGAGCGGGAGATAAGGGTTTGGATTTGTAACCTTTTCTTCTTTTTCAATGTTGGAAAGTGCTTCATATGCTGTGGGGTCTGGGTAGCCTGAGCTGTTATATTTGTCCATAATGACTCCTTTCCCCAAGGAACAGGTTAATAAAGTATTGCTGACCTTTACCTGTGACCTTTGTTGTTTTGCTGATGGTAACATGACCGTCCGAGTGAGTGATGGCAGTTTCCTTTACTTTGAACAATCCGAGTTCCATCGCCCTTTGCGTCGGTGCGTTGTAATCCGTGCCTCTGCGTTTGATGAGGTAACCGTCCTGGCGCAGCCGCTCAAAAAGTCGGTTCTGACCGATTTCGATACCGTTGCCTTTGATGATTTTCGCCAACTCCCCGATAAGGATAGTGCCATCCGAAACCGATACAGCATCAGCGAATACGACTTTTGGCTTGTTCTCGGCAGCTTCCAACTGAAGGCGTTCCTTGGCAGAGCGTTCCTCCTTAAGGGCTGTAAGCACCTTAATCCAGGCATCGGGGTCATTCATGATCTCTTCCAGTTTGGCGGGAGTGACATACGCACCGTGCTTGCGGATGGTCGGAAGCACTTCGTGTGTGACCCAGCGTTTGAACTTTTTGGCTTCGGGCTTGCGGGAGAGCAGTATGACGTTATACAAACCGCTTTCACTAATGATATTGGTATCGCCTTGACGCCCTAAGCAATACTTAGCCCGTTCGTCATCATCCAATCTGTAAGCAATCATGCTGGGATTGCTGAGTTCCAACACATCGCAAACATCCTTGAGTACCCACCACGGATTGCCGTCATGTTGTACCGTCCTGATTTCGTTTCCTTCATAGGAAAACACTTGTAATTCATTGTTCATATTGAACCTCCTGAAAATGGATTTATTGAGGGATAAACCCCCTCACCATCCACAGGACACGAAGCACTGTTTTGAGTACCCCGTGTCAGTCTTTTTTATAAAATGATGTTTCATATCCGTCCGCCCGAAGTAAAAGGCCTTTTGCCCAGGGTGGGGTTTGACCCATAAGTTTGCATATTTCTTCAATAGAAATTTGTTGGTCGGCTTCGATGACCAGCTCGTCGTGAATATGCATCACAATGGAAAAATGGCGAAGGTTAATCATGGCAAAGCAGAGGATGTCGCGGCTTGTGGCCTGTACGATGTTCTCAACGAATTTGGGACCATAGCTTTCAATCCGTTCCCACTTTTTCGTACTTCCCACACCCTCATAGGTGATGCATTCCGAACCAAACTGATTTATACCGATACGTGGTTTTACATAGGCAAGCCGTCTGCCGGATGGGAGTGTGATAAATAGCATACCGCTCCCGTAAGTGAAGCGAAGGCCATGCGTTTCAGTTATGGAATGTTCCCGTACAGCTTTCATTGCGGCACGGTCAACATCCCACCAAAACCTCACTATTTTGGGATTGGAAGAACGCCAGGCTGAAACCAGCGGCCCAAGTTCGTTTCCAGTAAGCCCCATCTCCAATGCACCCATAGACTTAAGAGCGCCAACCGATCCGCCATAACCCAGAGCCAGTTCAGCAATTTTACCTTTCTGTCGCAGGTGGCTGTTTACACCGTGTTTCTCAACCGGTACCCTGAACATCTGAGAAGCGGAAGCACAGTAGATATCGCCGCCTGATGCAAAGACCTCCTGCCGCCACGTTTCACCTGCGAGCCAGGCGATGACCCTTGCTTCAATTGCCGAGAAGTCGGCCACAATAAATTTACAACCCTTTTTTGGGATAAAGGCTGTACGAATAAGTTCAGACAGTACTTCCGGTACGGAGCCATAGAGCATTTCCAAAGCGGTGAGATCGCCGGACTGCACAAGGCTGCGAGCCTGTTCCAAATCCGGCAAATGGTTCTGGGGGAGATTTTGCAATTGAATAATCCTGCCTGCCCATCTGCCGGTACGGTTAGCCCCATGAAACTGGAACATACCGCGGGTACGGTTATCAGCACAGACCGCATTTTCCATTGCCGTGTATTTCTTTATAGATGACTTTGCAAGCGACTGTCTGAGATTTAATACCTTACCAAGAGGTTCTGGGGCTGACTTCAACAGTTCTGCAACTGCCTTTTTCCCGAGTGTGTCGGTTTCAAGCCCATGTTCTGAAAGCCACTGCTTCATCTGCATAACGGAGTTTGGATTATCAAGTTCAGTCATTTCCCGCATCTGGTGGGTAAGTTGGGAACGGGAACTGTTATCCATATCTATGGCTTGATGCACAAGACCCATATCCAGGGCAATGCCACGGTCGTTGATTGTTTGGTCAAGACCGTATTCCTCCCAGGTATTATTAGGGACGGGGAACTTCGCCAGCTTTTCCTTAATGGCGATTTCTGTCTCAACGTCGCGGAGATTATATGTTTTGAACGCCGCCCATTTATCCTGTGCATGAACAGGCAAGTTGCGGGTGCGACCACCATTGGCTGCAGTTGGAGCGCATGGTTTGCAGAAGTATCGGATAAGATCTTTTCCCTCAGTCAATTTCTGCTTTTCAAGACCAAGGACAGCACCGCATCCTTCGAGAGATAGGGGCAGACCCATATATGCTGACCACACCATTGTGCAGTGCCAGGACGTGGGGTCGAGATATTGACCTTCAGGCAACCCGAGCCACTTTGACAGGCAGATGCGTTCGAACTGGGCGTTAAATGCCCACTTAATAACTGCTGGGTCGATAATGGCTGAACGTATTTCATCCGGCAATCTTTCACCGCTGGCAAGGTCGACGACTTGAACCTCGCTCCCATCAACGGAATATCCGAAAAGAAGGATTTCAAAGTCCGGTGATTCCGCATAGCGGTAGACCCCGCTTTTGGCGAGGTCTACACTGCTATACGTTTCTATGTCGATGCTGACCGCCCTCACGATAGGAAGTCCTCATCAAGGTCAGAGTCGAAATCATCCTCAGCCCTGGACTTACCTCCGAGCGGTTCACCATCGCTAATTTTCTGCAGATTGTTCAGTCCACAGGCGATACCCCTATTGCCGTTACTGTTGAAGGCATAAAAATTGATGCTTGCCCTTCCGTACACACCGCTGTATACATCGGAGCGGGTGATGATAGGCTGGCGGTCGGCATCAACGATACCGGGCGCGGTTGCTGAGTTGGCATTGATGAAGTAAGCGTTTGCATAGGCTGGATCATCCGGACGTTCGGAATCACCGTCGCGTAGGGGTGTCTTGATGGCGGAGAGGGGTGGCACAGACTTGCCGTTGCCTTTTAGCTTTGATTCACCCTCATGGTAGGCAGCTTCGATTGCGCCCTTAATTTTTGCAACGGTGCGTGTATCAGACTTGGGAATAATGAGAGATACCGAAAATTTCGGTGTACCTCCGTTGATGGATTTTGCTTCCCAGACATTGGCGTAAGACCAGCGGGTGTCAGGACCGGTGATGACTTTCATAGGGTTGCTGTTGACTTTGTTTACATTAGTAGACATTAGATTTTCCTCCTTAAATTTCATTAAAATCTTGTTGTGCTGTATAGATTGCCGGGCGTTTATCGCTCTCCGGTACGAGCGTTGGTTTGCCTTGCGGCTTTTCAATAAAACTTCCGATGATTTCTTCAAAGCGTCTTTTACCGAGCAGAGAGGTCATGGCAGTAATGCCGAGAACCTTATGTTCATATGGGTCGAACCCGGCGACACTGACGGCTTCGGCAACAGCCGCTTCGTCTGTGTATTTGCGGTTGGAGCGACCTTCAACCAGCTTCCAGCCATTCCACTGTTTACCGCTGATGGCAGCCTGCAGAGCGTAGTCCTTAATATCTGAAGCCCATGAGATCAGGTCATCAATTTTTCCGAGGATATCCTCGACATCATCCTCCGAAAGCAGCGGCGGCAGCTTGAATTCGTATCGTGCGAGTTCCATGTTGCGTTCGGTCCTGGCGCGGCAGTCATGCTTTGCCTTGCAGAATTGACACCATTCACCGCAGTTAAATTCACCTTCGCCTGCATAAGCGAGTTCAGCCGTTGGTTTCAGGACTTCATCAGCCCATTGGTATAAGGATTCTTTGAACACAGTGTGGGTAGATACGTTGTCACGCCGGGGCTGATAGATTGTCATGGAAACCGTGTCGATGTCGTAGATGCCATCAAAGATTTCCAAGGCGCCCAGCGCATACAGTTTCATCTGCGGATTGTCTTCGGCTTCCACCAGAACACCCTGCCCGTGTTTGTAATCCACGATGTGGAGCGTACCGTCCGCGATGACCACGCAGTCGCCGGTGCCGAAGCCGCCCTCAACATACCTTGAAAAATCGAGCCTTTGTTCGATGAGGATAACCGGGTCAGTGCAATTCTGCTTTGCCGATTCTACAAGTTCCAGGATGTAGGCGGCATATCCGTTAGCGCATTCCTCCATCTCCTCGTTGTAATAGGTAAGGCTGATGGTGGGGTCTTTGGCATTGATACCGAGAGCGGTTTTCAGCTTGTACTCACAGAGAGTGTGCGCATCCGTTCCTTCGGCCGCATAGTCGCTACCCTTGTCCTCGTAACTCTCACAGAGCCTTACGGAAGGGGGGCAGTTCAACCACCTGTGTGACGCGGAAGCCGAGAGGAGAGCGTGTTTACCCATTTCCCAGTACCTCGGCTTCCGCAAGCAGTGCCGGATATTTCGCAGGGTCAATTTCCGACAATTTCCCAGCACCATGCTTTTCAAGCAGTACACGAACCTCTGCGGTGTGACCGGCGCGGCTCTTTTCCGCAAGAACGGCTCTTACTGCTTCAAGGGTGATTGGCTTATCTTCCGGGGCTGAAACTTGCTGCTGTGGTTGTTCAGCTACTTCGACTCCACCACTGCCACTAAAAAAGTCAGCCAGTGATTCTGATATTCCAATCAGTGCTTCACCACAACGCTTCAGTTCCGATACCGCAAGGGAAAGTTCACTTGTCTTACTCATCCGCTTTTCCTCCTTCCTTTTTTGCTTTCTCCTGCCGTGAAAGCATTGCCAGCTTTCGGGCGAGTCGTTTTGACACCACACTGATTGCTGTGAGGACATCTGCCAGTTCCTCGTCCATCTCACAATCGCGGATTTCAGTGTCGGTTTGTCTTTCCTGTGTCTGCATTTTGAACCTCCGTTCTGAGGGCTGGTTATCTCCCTCGCCATCCACAGGACAGAAGATGGAAGTTTGAGTACCGAGCTTAAAATTCTTTTTTTGTGTTGCCCTCTGATATACACAGGACACCAGAGGGCATTTTGAGTACCAAGATCAAATAAAATCTTTAAGGTGCTCCCGAAGCTGCGCAAATAACTTTGTTTTCCTTTTATTAATGGCTTTTTGTGAAAGCCCGATATCGGCTGCGATTTCACGCTCAGACTTACCGATACTGAATAGCTCCATAATTCTGCGGTTGTCTGGGTCGAGTTCATCCAAAGCGACATACAACTCTTCGAGAAGCAGCTTGTCCGCTATCAGTTCAGCAAGGTCAATGGGTTCAGTAATTTCAAACCCATCCTCTGTGAATTTGTCCAACGAGAGGACACTGCCTGTCCGCTGCTTGTGGCACTTGCTGCAGTCTTTGTTGCAACGGCTTCCGTTTTCGCTGATACAGCGTTTTTCCCGTTCTTTACGCTTATGTTCAGCCCAAAGCGGACGTTTGAAAGCTCTGTAGACTTCTTCCGTGACGGGGATTTGCTCTCCGTCGATTTCGATGTAATGTTGTGTTTTTGTGTTGTTGTGATTGATTGTCATAAGGTCGACTCCTTTCAGATTTTCATGAAATCCGCAGGAGCCAATCAATCCGTAGAAATAGAAAAACGGCCGGGATAGTCCTCTGGTATGAGAACTAATCCTGGCCGTCGTGCAGCTCTGCGGATTCCTTATTCAGTTGTTTGCGCCTTACGCTGCGCTGCGGTAGCTCTCCACATGGAAAGTTGTAGTATTGCGCGTGACCGTTGTCACGGTGTCCTCCCTTTCGATGATAAATTTTTCACCAATGGGAATCTTTGTTCGGATCTTATGCCCTTTATACAGGACTTCAATAAGACCGGTGGTGGCATCGCCTTTACAGGCAATACGACCGATACAATCACGGAGTATCTCCATGAGACGTCCTCCTTTCACTCATATTTATAAGCAACACCTCCAATTATTTTTCGTAGCAAATTAGCTTGTTCGCTTATTTACTACACTATGGTTAAAAAATAACGGGAATGCACTGTTTTACGCACACTCCCGGTTCTAACTACAAAGATATTCTTCGAGAGAAGATCCTTCGCGTGAAAGGAGATTTAATGTCTGCAATCTGTATTTCATGGGTGAGTAGTTTACGCTGAATAAAGTTGCCATTTCTCCGATGATGCTATCGATTTTCCAGTTGATTTTTATAGGCAAGGAAGGCAAAGACGACAGCTCCATTTTCTCCATAAAGACCGCTTCTAAGGCTGACTTAGGCATCAAAAACGCAGCAGTACAGTAATTTGCCTGAGCCTCAATGCGCTCAATTGCTGTTATATTATTTCGGTTTTCAGATTCGGCACGGAAGTCTTTCTTCTGGCAGAAATGCTGATAGTTTGCCGATTTGTTCCGAAAACATCGAGGATGTAGTATTTGATGAAAGCATTCGTGTATAACCGTGAAGTTTTCAATCCCACGATTATCGCCTTCGCTTATGGTTCGGTCAATCAGTATAGTTCCCGAAGAAACAGCAATCTTAGTAGGGAACATGCCTTCTTCATAGTATGGTTTAGGCCATGCCCACCAATAACCGTCGTTATACGCAGTCAAGCCGAGATAAGACTGGTTCGGGGTAAGGTATACCCAGTCTGGTGTACAACCGATAAAATCAACTACATCATAAACATCAATGCACTTTGGATAGATAAGTCGTTCATTGTCAAAACATTGTGTCAGCTCGATGGCTTTTGCTTCAAGTTGAGAAGGCGAATACTGGTAATATATCAATGATTTGCGTCTCCTTTTTCCTTTGCTTCCAACATCTCGATTATTTTCAGCCAATCTTTGTCATCTGCATTTATATCACGAGCCATTCTCAAAGCAACACGTGCTTTTTCAGTTCCCATAATATACTCTGGCAAATCAGGAGAGATAGAGTTCTCTTTTGCAAGTGCCGCAAGGTCAAACATCTCATTCGTTTCATCATCGTTAAGAGACAAGGCTTCGGCAATTTTATAAATTTTCTCCCTGTCCGGTGGATAGCGTCTTCCTTTCTCAATGTCACTCATGTAGGCGGGAACGATGCCGAGTATTTCCGCCAATTTTCTGAGGTTGACGTCCTTCTCTAACCTTTTGGCTTTTACATATTCACCAAATTTTGCGTCCATATTGGTACCTCCTTGTATTGAACAAGCATGTTCGCTTAATTCTAACACTATTATACACAGTCATGATACCCCTGTCAATAGAACAAGTAAAGTTAATAAATATTTTTAGTTCCATTGCATTGCCACCGAGAGGAATTGGCACAAATGATGCGATATATCAAATTATTTTTCTTATTATTCAGACAAAATGTTGATTATTTCGAATTTGCTTGATATACTATATGTTGAGTTATGCGAATTGTATGTAATTCACAATGCAATTGAAAGCGAGGTATGAGCATGGCAGTGAGCTATAAAAAACTTTGGAAGCTGTTAATCGATAAAAATATGAAAAAGAAAGACCTGCGGATGGCAACTGGCATTAGTACGACGACTCTTGCCAAGTTAGGGAAAGACGAAAACGTTAGCACCGACATTCTTGCGAAAATATGCAAAGTCTTGGAGTGTGATGTTGGAGACATCATGGAAATGATGAATGATAAAAGCGAATAA